CTTCTCAGACGTGTTCTGAACAGTTTCAACTCTCCACTTTTCATCTCTACCAGGAACACTAGACCAGTGAACGTTCGATCTTACATAGTTATTTCTACCTTCTTCACTATCGTGCCAAATCTTATAAAATAGGTTGAAACCATTTGGCGTTGATGTGATAATAACTTTTGTAGATTGACCAGATGAAATTGTAGGATAAACCGATGCGAAAAAGTTTTCTTGTACGTTTGTTGGTACGAAAGCAAACTCATCGAGATAAATCATGTTCATCGATTGACCACGAATAGCGGACGAAGACGTAGCCGCACACATAACTTTAGAGCCATTTTCAAGAACAATACTTTTCTTGTTCCATTCTAGAACGCCCTGTTGCATCCACTGAGGAAGAAACTCGTAGGCATCTTTAATTCTGTTAAGAATTTCAATAGACTGTGATTCTTTGTTGGCTAGAATTGCAACACGATAGCTAGGACTAAATAAAATATGCCAAAGAATGGTTGCTGCTGTAACTGTGGTCTTGCCGACCTGACGAGGCATTTTGGCAATAGAGAAACGATTGTGAACCATGTTCAACATCATTTCTTTTTGGAATGTCCACATTTCAAAGTTGATAAGTCCTTTATCAACACTTACAATCTTTACATAATTTTCACAAAAGTAAATTGGGTCTTGAGAGCACTTAGTAAATTCACTAAATGTTTCTGCTGTCCAAGGGATGGCTACGCCAGCCGCTTTTAGATTTTGATTGCCTAGATAAACTTCTTTGATAGCCATGATTTATTCTTGATTTTTTTTCATTAATGTTAGAAGTTCAGATGTGGTAAGAACAAGGGTATTGTTTGTAATGTTATCGCCAACATCTTCTCTTTGTAATTCTTTGGCAGTTTTGTGCATAGCCAAAAGTTCTTTGTTTACGTCTTTTAAAGTTCCCATTAAAGTTGCTAGAACTTCATATGACCTAGGAGATTGAGACTGACGAGCAACCTCAAGAGCATCTTCCAATGCTTCTGATCCCTTTAAGATTATGTTATAATAATTTTCTCTGACATGTGTAAAATCAAGAGATGCGAGAGATTCTATTTCGTTTGGTTGTTTTGCGATTATTTCATTGCTTTTTGATGAAGAATCACTAGGAACCATCGGAGCGATGTTTAGTGCATTAGCTAGTGGATCATTTGTCATACTTAATAATTACTAAAAAACTCAGTTATAAATCCATAATCTGAATTGGCTGATATTTGGGATAGAGGTATAGAATTTGCTGCTATTGTAGTTGAATTGCCGTTAACATCCAATCCAGGTTTAACAGAAATGTACTCTGCATTTGATGTACTATTTATATTAACATCTACTGGTGTGTATAAATTAGCATTCACTTGTTTGATTATCTTTGGCTTAGTAATAGGTCCGTATAGATAACCTTTTAATGTAAAATTTAATGTCCAGATGATAAATTCTTTTGCTTCAAAATTATTTACGTATGAATCTTCTAAAGACACACTTTTAAGAACAATAGGAATATCCATTTCTATGTTCATGTCAGGTATTAATTTTACTGCTATTGTCCATTCAGGAGTAAAGTAAGGTAGTATTTGTTCAACAATACGAGTGGCATCGTCTGCATTTCTAGCAATAACAGAAAGAGTAATATCAAAATCATATGGTACTGGATTAAATTGGCTACTCAATGTTGCAGTATTAGCATTACTATAAACATTTCTGTTTATAGAATTTAATTTTCTCTCTGATGCGTATCTAATTGTATTAATTTCAAATGATATTCTTGGAAAAACCATTGAAACTGAACGAAGCAAATCTGGATTTTGAACAGCACGAGCAAGATACCGCTCTTTAGGTCCATATGATATTGGAACGCTTATGGTCTGTACTACATTGTTTGATGCATCTATTCTATCTATAGAAATATCGTTAAACAAAGTACCAAATAGAATTACGTACTTTCTAATAGAACTATGATAAAATTTACTTCCTAACATATCGTGTTCCTTAGACTACGTTTTCAGAAAACGGATTTGTTACGCTAAAATCCACAAAGGTCAAAGCTGTATTTTCAAAATAATCATTTTGTGCAAGAGGATCAGCAGAGTATGTTCCGTTTGCCTGTACGGCTGAATACTTTGTTTCAATGGCATCAATCTCAGAAACCCCTGTATCCAGACGTTCGCTGTTATAATTAAAGCGTTCGCACTTCAAATCATAATACTGAAGCGATCCTGTCTGATAAAAATTAGATTCATGTTCGACAAATTTAACTTCAAACAAAGATTTGGTCATAGGAATATAAATAAGGTCGCCTTCATTTGGGCGAATAAGATCATAAATAGAACCGATATCTTCTGTAAATCTAGTGCGTGATACAGAAAGAGTAATTTGGTCTGCCATAGTGATACCAAACTTTGAAAGCATATCACCTTCTCCCTGATAACCAGAAAAGTTTTTGATATACATTTCTAGTGGGATAGCATGTTCAAACTTTGAAAGCGGATCGCTCATGAATAAATAATCTATATTGACATGAGTACGATTCATATAATATGCTTCGATGCCATGAATACGGATCATCTCCACGCTAAGATCGTTTAGCAATCTTTGCTCAGAGGCAGACGAAAAGTTATTAAAGAAGAAAGAAGTCGTGGTCATTCAAGAATCCTACTTTTATGGCTTGACTATTTAGATTTATCTGTTATAATGGTTTTATGGTAAGGAGATAAAACATGAAAATTAATATGATCGCTGTTATCGCTTTGTTGTCCATATTTGCAACATCTGTATCGGCAAGAGAATATAGTGGAGAATGGGAACGAAACTATCGTGAACATTCTCGTGTAGACACTCGAAAAGATTTTGGAAAAAAGAACAACAATTCTGAAAAAATTGCTATCGGTGTCGGAGCTTTAATTTTAGGAGCAGTTATTGCTGACGCCTATAATCATAGACAGAATAACACAAATATCCAAAGACAACCTTATTACGATGACTATGAACAAGAAGCATATCAGCGTGGTCTTAGAGCAAGACTTGAAAGAGAAAGAATTGAACGTGAACAAAGAGCATATCAGTGTGGATACTATGGAAACTGCTAACTTATTTATGAATATTCCAAAGGACGGCTACCACTTTAATGCTGCTAGTCTAAAGACTATTGGCGAAAAGTACAAAGCTCAGTATATGGGTTATTGGTGTACTAAACGTAAGGATGGTAGCTGGAACGAACAACCAATAGATGTATTCTATGATGCAAATCCTAATCGTGATCTTGGACATTCACATTATATTGGTGTGTACATTCAAACTTCTGGACACGAAGAACATGGTCGTCATGTCTATGTCACTGATGCAAAGTCAGCTTTCTCTGAGCCTATGACTGGTTCTGTATGTGATGATGGTGAGGTTATAGTGTCTCGTTATCGTCACGATTATGTTGAGAAGAAGGGTGCTATGATCGATGGTGGTCGTGACTATGCTAAGACCAATGGTTGTAAGACAGTCTCTGTGACTGTTGATGGTTCTAATTTTATTTTTGAGGAAACCGCATAATGAGTTATTATTTTGTATATGGTAAGGAAAACTGCACATATTGTGATCGCGCAGTTTCCCTCTTGACAAGTCAGGAACAAGACTATACACTGTTCAAGTTAGGTGAGCATTTTTCTAAAGAAGAACTTCTAGAAAAGTTTCCTAACGCAAAAACCTTTCCACAGATTGTATATGTTAATAATATGATTGAAACATATATTGGTGGATTTGCTCAATTGAACATGCTATTGAAGGATGATAATGATGAATGATGCACAAATGCTAGATATGATTAAGACTTTTCTGCGTACTAATATTCTTGAAATTACCTTTGAGAAGGTAGATGGTACTCTGCGTAAGATGCAGTGTACGCTCGATGCTAATTATATTAGTGAGCATTATACGGCTCCTGAAAAAAAGACAGAAACAGTACGAGAACCAAACCCCGATGTTCTAGCAGTATTTGATACTGAAAACAAGGGTTGGCGTTCAATGCGAGTTGACAAGATTCAGGCATTTAGTATGCCCAAGGAACTGAACCCATGAAGCAAGAATTAAAAGGTTTCGAAAAGTTCAGGGCAATTATTGCACGATGGATCGTTATTAATATTGCTGCTCGTATTCATGCTGTAGCTGTTTTGTCTTTGTCACTTGAAATTGCACGAGGCTATCAAGCAGATTTTCCCGATATTGAACTAGATTATGAGGACTAAATGAATATTGTTGTTACTGGGCATTTAGGTTATATCGGTTCTGTCCTAACCGCAAAGCTACGAAATCTTGGACATACTGTTGACGGTATTGATTTGAAAGACAGCCCATCTAATGATTATGATGGTATTCGTCGATTGATTAAGTCAGTTGATTATCCTATTGAAGCTATCGTTCATCTTGGTGCAGATAGTTTATTGGGTCCATCTGTCAAGAACCCATTAAGCTATTATGATAATAATGTCACTAAGAATATCAAGATGCTACAGTCTCTTGTTGATCTAAAATGGGGAGGTAAATTTATTTTTGCCTCTTCTGCTGCTGTTTATGGAAATACTGAAGTTTCTCCTATTCCAGAATATATCCCAAAGATGCCCATTAATCCTTATGGAAACACCAAGAGGATGATGGAAATGATTTTGGAAGATTGCTTTAATGCATATAATTTCAAGTCCACTTCGTTTAGGTTCTTCAATGTTTGTGGTGCGGATGAGGAAACTGGTATGGGTCAAGCTAGTGATCAGCCACACATCATTACTTCTATGTGTCGAGCAGATGCTGAAAACAAAAACTTTGTTATCAATGGCGATACATTTTTGACAGAAGATGGTACATGTCTTCGTGACTATATCCACGTAAATGATGTTTGCTCTGCTATTATTGAAGAACTAAATATCGATAGAGATGGTGCAACAAGATTTAATCTTTGTACTGGAACTCCAACTTCAAATCTCCAGCTTTTCAATACATTTAAGAAAATTACCGATACAACTATTGATGTTGAATTTGGTGATTATCGACCTGGAGACCCATCTATCCTAGTTGGCGATAACTTTGCATATTGTCGATCCAGTAACTGGGAACCAAAAGAAACACTAAACAGCATGATCCAAAGTGCTTGGAATCATTATCAGAAAGGTTTACGATGACTATTAATACAGCGTGGCAACGCAATGAATTGAATAAAAACTCTATGGGTGGATCGGAACAAATGGCAGAGGGTCTTATGGCTCGTCTTGATCCTGAACTAGCAAATAAGTTTCAAATTATTACTAGCCGAGTTAGAGAACTAAAGGAAGACAAGATTCGTATCTATTGGCTACATGATCTTCCAGGAGACCCTGAGACGAAACATCTTAAAGATAAAAAGAGCCGTGATCGTTTTCATAAGATTGTATATTGTGGCAACTGGCAACAAAATGCGTTTCAGATGGTTCATGATATTCCGTTGGACAATCATTCAACTGTTATTGAAACTGCCATTACTCCGTTTCCCGAAATCACAAAGCCAACAGATGGTGAAATTCGTCTAGTTTATACTTCTACTCCTCAACGTGGACTTGAACTTTTGGTTCCTGTTTTTATTGAACTTTGTAAGAAGCATGATAATATTACTCTTGACGTGTTTTCATCATTTAAGATTTATGGGTGGGAAGATGCTGACAGGCAATATGAACCACTATATGAAATGTGTCGCCAACACCCAAAGATTAACTATCATGGATATGCTCCAAATGAAGTTGTTCGTGAAACAGTTGAAAAGGCTCATATCTTTGCATATCCTTCCATTTGGATGGAATGTAATTCCCGTTCGTTGATTGAAGCTATGTCTGCTGGCTGTCTAGCCGTACACCCAAATTATGCAGGTCTTGCTGATACTGCTGGTGGATTGACTGCTATGTATCAATGGGATAGAAATCCTAATGTACATGCTAGTGTATTCTATAGCTTGTTAGATGAGGCTATCGGTACAGTCTCCGATGAAAATCTTCAAGGATATTTGAGGTTTGTTAAGATGTATGCAGACCAAAGGTATAATTGGGGACGGATTGTTCAACAATGGACAAACTTATTGACTGGACTTGCAGCACAATACGAAGGTAAAGATTTAAGTTTACCTGATGCTGGAAAAGAAATTATTACTTTTAATACTACGAGGTAATTATGATTGTTGTTAAAACCCCCCTCCGAATTAGTTTCTTTGGAGGGGGAAGCGATGTCCCTGCAATATATGAACAAATTGGTGGAGCAGTTCTGTCTACTGCCATTGATAAGTATATGCATATTGTCGTAAACCCAACACCAAACCAGCATCTTAAGCTTACATATTCTAAAGTAGAAGTTGTTGAGAATGCTAAAGACCTAGATCATGAAATTGCTCGTGAAATATTAAATCATTTTGGTATCAAATCAAATATTGAGATTGGTTCTTTTGCTGATGTCCCTACAGTCGGTACTGGACTTGGATCGTCATCTACGTATGCAGTAGGTTTAATAACAGCTTTGTCTGCATATAAAAATATTCCAATGAACCGATATGATATTGCAGAGTTGGCTTGTTCTATAGAGATTGATAAATGTAAAAGTCCTATTGGAAAACAAGATCAATACGCAGCTTGTTTCGGTGGATTGAATGTTATCGAGTTCAATAAACACTTGGTTAATGTTAAGCCATTAAATGTTTCACAAAATACTATCGATGCCTTGAATGATAATTTAGTAATGTTTTATACTAACCGTACACGCAAAGCATCAGACATATTAAAAATACAAAATGATAGTAAGAACTATACCGATATGTATTTGAAGAATATGAATAGTATGATAGATCAAGTTTATGCGGGTAGAGATTTACTATACAAAAATCAACTTGATGAGTTTGGTATGTTGTTAAATGAAGCATGGCTCAAAAAGAAAGAACTATCATATGGTATCAGTGATCCAGAGTTAGATGGTCTTTATACATTTGCATTGATGAATGGTGCTATTGGTGGTAAGATTTTGGGTGCAGGTGGTGGTGGATATTTTCTTTTCTATTGTCCAAAACAAGATCAAAAGAAGCTAAAGAAAGAACTTGAGAAGAAGGGACTAAAAGAGTTTCCCTTTAAATTTGTTGATAAAGGATCACACATTGTACATCAGTCCTAGAGAATATGCAGATAGAATTCACAGTGCATTATTCGACAATCGTTTACACAAGAGCATAGAAGATGCTGCAAACTTAATTGAAGCAACTATCAAGAGTGATGGTATCATTTATGTTTGTGGTAATGGCGGTTCTGCTGCTATTGCAAATCACTTGGTATGTGACTGTCAGAAGGGTATTTCAACTAATACCAACTTGATGCCAAGGATTGTTTCTTTGGCTTCTAATGTTCCTATCATCACAGCTATTGCTAATGATATTGGATACGAAGATATATTTTCACATCAACTAAAAAACTTCATTCGTCCTAATGATATTTTGTTGACTATATCTTCAAGTGGAAACTCTCCAAACATCAAGAATGCTATTGTTCTTGCACAGGAAAAAGAAAACAAAGTTATTTCCTTCTGTGGATTTGGTGGAGGATATTCAAAAAAGGCAGATGTTTGTGTCCATGTTCAAGAAGACAATTATGGTATTGTAGAAGATTGTCATCAGTCTGTTATGCACATGATTGCTCAGAACATAAGACACAGAAATCTGGTTAATGATGGCTCTAAGATTTATCCGTTTTAGCCGATAAATATTTGTGGGGGCATTTGGTAAGAGTTGATCATTTCTGTTTCTAAGTCGTCAATTTCCTTAACAGCATCATCATAAATCTTTTGTCCATTAAATTGTGTTCCGCCTGGTAAGGCTACTCCGATATATTTTGTAAGATTAGAACCCCACTGCCTTTTAACTAAGGCGGTGGCGTATCTTTGTAACCATCTATCTCCCCATACACCCGTGTAGGTATCTGGATCAACTACTTGATATGCTTCGATTACGAGATATGAACCAATTGTTACTTTTGTCCAGTCCATATCAATATTAAGACGATTCATATGTCTTACAAAACGAATTGGTTGATCGCCAACTAACAACTGCTCTAGCATTTGAATATGCTGCATAGCCATATAGTATGGAACCATTGTTGTAGATGTTAGATCGTACAAATCATTCAATGAAATTTGATATCTAATATTGAAAAGATTGTTTGTTGAAAGAGATTGACCAACAGGAAAAATCTTAACTGCACCTATAATGTTTGCAGGAAGAGTAATATATCTATTATCAAAATCAGTTTGTGTTAGCGGACCATACTTATAATACTGTTTAGATGTAGCATCAAAATGATAATCAGCATAATACTGTAAGGCATCATTGATTCTATCATCGACCTGATCAGAATCGACGTTGATTTCGATTACAGGCGCACCTAAACGACGAAGAATATAACCTTTTAGTTCGTCTCTTGAAGCAGGAATAGCCAATGTAATCTCCTAAAGTTTTAACATCTATATTATTTATAATTATTAACCTATACGCCAGTTTGTACCATCAGAATATACGGGAACTGAGTTAGCACCAGTTCCTGCAACTATAGCTCCAAAGTTTCCAGATGCTGCAACAGTAGAATCAGTAACAAATGATCTTGCCCCAGCACCCGCAGTAGCTGCGGCAACTAATGATCCAACTACTGTCGCAGTAGTTTTAGAATAACTTGATGTAGTTAAGGCTCCAGTAATAGTAGTATTACCTGTCGCTAATGATCCAGCAGCGATTGTTAATGTAGCAGCACCTACTGTGCCGTTACCTGCTCCTACTGAAATTCGAGCATCATAGTCAACAGCTGTTGCGCCACTATTAAAATCAATATATGGAGCTGAAGATGTACCATCAATTCTTCCTAATGATAAAGAACCACCAGAATCAGTTCCGATTATAACTTTACTAGTAGCAGTCGTAACGGTAAGCTGACCTGCTGTTGTTAATGTACTTCCTAAAGTAACAGCACCAGATACGTTAGCAGTACCTGTAACAGCAAGAGTGGCGTTTGGAAGAGTATTGCCGATACCAGTATTACCAGCAAGATAATTTTTAGCAGTACCATCCATAAACAAATTATAAGCATTAGAAGAAGCTTGAGTATTTTGTACTCCCTGAAATCCATATATATTAGTAATTGTTTGATTAGTACCATTAGCGGAATTGCCCGCTTTAAATCCTACTAAGGTTGTTATATTTGTTGTAGTTGATGCATTTAAAGCTGGACCAGCAGCAAAATATGAAATCATATTGGTAACAGTTCCGCCAGTAGCAAGAGCACTAAATTGCAATTGAGTCAACGTGCCATAATAGTTAGTTGGTGTTGTACTGCTGTTCAAAGTTGGTTGGTTGTTGATACTGGCAAAGTTTGTCACAGTAGCGCCAGCAGCTAAAGTTGCTGATGGAACAAGACTAATACCGTAAACATTTGTCATTGCTGATGTGCCAGTCAATGTAGCATTGCAGTATATTGCTATAGGAGTTGTACCTGTAAACTGATTAGTACCACCAACATATAACTGAGAAGTTGTTACAGATTGTGTACCAGCAACTGCCAAATATCCATTCGTTATGTTTGCAGTACCAATAGTAACCTGTCCAGCAAAATAGTTAGGAGCAGTACCATTCATATATGCATTCCAACGACCAGTACTTACTGTAGCGGAGCCAGTGTCAGCAGTAGAAGTAATATCTGCTAATACTAATGCATATGTGAAAGTTGTTGTCGAAGGGCAGGTAAGAATTGTAAACGAACCATTAATGGAAGTAGTAGTGGTCGCTGCAACAACTATCGTTTGTCCTGGCCAAAATACATGTGCAGCAGAGGTAGTAACAGTAACAATATTACTGGTAAGAGATACGTTAGTAATTGTAAAAGTGGAGGATGCAGGTATACTGCCTATGAAACCATAATTGGCTACACCAGAAACTAGACTAGCATCTGCAAAATATCCACCTAAAGTAGATATTGTAGTGTTTAGAGCTGTAGGTCTAGTATGCACAGTACCATAATTATAAAAATTAGTTGTAAAGGTAGTATTATTAGCAACATTAAATGTACTATTAAATGATCTTGCTTGATTAGTCACGTCACTTTGAACTGCGCCGTTTTGATTGATACCATACGAAATTGTAGAACCAGTTAAAGTTTTAGTAAGTGTAATTGTTTGCCCTGCACTAATACCAGTACCAATACCTAGCGAACCAGAAGCAATAAGCGTATTTCCTACAACATGTAATGGTTGTGTTGGTGAAGCAGTGGCAATACCCATGTTACCATTAGCAACATGATACACAGCAGTACCGAAAGTAGCAGTATTTGTGCCGACTTGGAGAGATGTACTTACATTAGCAAATCCAGTAATTGTAGTATTACCAGCAGCTAATGTAGTAATACCTGAAAGAGCACCAGCAATACTTAATGTGCTACCCAGAGCAACAGCGCCAGATATATTGGCTGTGCCTGTAACTTGTAATTTAGAATTAGGAGTTGATGTGCCTAGCCCAATATTACCATTAGCAACAAAATATGCAGCAGTGCCAAAGGTAGCAGTATTTGTAAAAACTTGTAGAGTTGTATCAACTGTAACAAATCCAGTAATATTTGTATTTCCAACAATTAATGTAGTAATGCCTGAAACAGGACCAGTAAAGACTGATCCTGTTAATGGCGCATAAAGACTAGCAGCTACAGCTATAGCATTAGAATAAGCAGTATCAGATTTAGCTATAGCATTAGAATAAGCAGCGGCAGATTTGTTGCTAGCATCAGTAGCGGATATAGTTACAGCATTTGAATAAGCAATAGCAGCATTGCTAGTAATTTGGCTTTGTACTGTTCCTAATGATACTCCACCAAAGTTAGTGGAATTATTAGACGTTAATGTTAAAACATTAGCAGATAAACCAGCAGTAGTCTGATATAGTGCAACTGCATTAGCAACAGCATTAGCATATGCAGTAGCAGCCGCATTTGCAATAGCGGTTGCGTCTACCGACTGATTTTTTAAATAAATTGGATTTGTATTGGATAGAGTGACATTAATATCCTGAGCCATATGTTATTCCTGACATTTGTGTTACTGTAGGCGTTACTGTCAATATGCCCTCTACTACTCGTGTAATAATTTGCGTATTATTATTAACGGTGTCTATATCATACACATATCTACCAGGAGACATAGATGCAGTTGTATTTGCATTCAACGAAACATATAAACTTCCAGAAGCTGTATTTGCGATAGCTATAGTAAAATTAACAAACGCAGTTGAAGTATACCATTGTCTTATTTGACCTATAGCAGTGGTATTAGCCAAGTTAATATTGTTGCCTAAACTATCTGTTAGATTTATGTTTGTTGAAAACGTTGATCCTTGATCGACAACAATATTAGCTTTTGCGGACATTTAGTACTCCTTAGAAAGGCTATGTCTTACGACATAGCTTCCTGTGCAACAATGTGAACCCCAATATTAGTTGTACCAGGAGTTGTTACTGCTACGGTAAGAACATCAGGAGTTCCTCCAGCTACTGTATTGTATAGTGGGAAGAAGTATGACAGATCGATTTGTTGTAGTCCAGAGCCGCCAGAAGGAGACACGAACGCAAACACAACTTCTCCGCCACTCATACCAGTAGCACTAACGTCCCGTTCTGCGAATGAATAGTTAGAACCAAGTCCAGAATTATTTGATCCACTAATCAATGCCTGTTGTACGTTTGCGGCTGAACCGTTTGCTGTATTTAATGAATATGCAGTATTTGCAAGGGACGCCCAAGTAGGACTGGTCAAAATAACTGGAGATGTTGGGCTACTACTAATAAGTTCCACAACAGCAGCGGCATTGGCAGAAATAAACAAGGATTTTGGTAGAAGCTGACCACGATTTAATAGACCAACTTGATATGCTTGATTTGCGCCTGGAGTATTTGCAATAGCAAGTCCAGTAATAACGTCAACAAATTGGAAAGCAGTAGTATTACTTGCAGTAATTCGTCCAGTAATTCCGCCAGTAACTCCAGCAGATGTTAGTCCAGGCAAATAGATGTGTCGTCCAACAAATTGATTTGTAGTCCAACTTGTATTTGCTGTATTAATAATAAGAGCAGTTGTGTTACTCTGAGAATTTGAAGGATTGAACGTGGCATTACCACTTGCTTCAACTGTTGCCATTGGTCTAGGACGAACAGAAAGAACGGGGTAACGAGTATTTGCACCATTTACTGTTTTTTGCGGAGATGAAGTATTACTTCCATAAGAATAAGTAAATCCTCTTTGTTCGTCTGATCCACCTTCAACAACAACTGAAACTCCATAATGGAACATGTCATTAATAGCAGCAGTTGTTCCTAGATTTCTTTGTTCATAACGAACAGGAAGATTTCCAGTACGAGACCAAGGACCTTGTTGTGTTAGTGTTCCGACTGCTCTATTACCAGAACCAATCGAATGCATTACTACCCATTCACCATTGATAACAACGCCCCAACGAGTTAGACCAGCACCATACCAAGCATACTCTATCCAAAGCATTTGAATACGCGACCAGTCAATTTTTGCTATTGATGCGGCATCTCCGTTCCATGTTGAAACTGGATAACGAGTATCTGTTGGAAGACCGCCATTTACACCAATACTGGTTCCAAGAGCAGATTGAGTGTCAGAACGAACAACAACAAACATACCATATGGATTGGCAGGAATATTGAATGATACTGTATTTGCTACAGAAGTTCCTGTTGCTGCTTGACTTAAAACAACGGCAGTACTATTAGCAACATGAGTTACAAATGTTGGAGTAGAAGTTGAAATATTATTTCCAGTTACTTGCATTCCATAATGGAAGCCGAAAGTACTTGTTAGTCCAGTTAGAATATTATTTCCACTGGTTACTGATCCTGTTTGTGTATTTGTTGTTGCTGTTGCAATTGGATCGCCTTGTTCAAAGAAAACACCGTTACCGTCATCAAAGAAACCAACACGTTGACGCTGATTAGTTTGGGCTGCTCCTAGATTAACAGCAGTTGACATAACCATTGTTTTACCTGGTTGATACCGATGATATGGACGAGTTTGACGAACACACAAATCATTGTTAGCAGTCGAAACTCTCATACGACAACCACCCTGACCAGGTTGGTGTGTAATAGATGCTCCAGTGCCAACAATAAAGTTTTCCCATCGCATAGGCTGTGTGCCATATTCGAAGTCAGCTTCATATATATTTTGGTGTCTTGATGTGCGAATTCTACCAAGATTGTCCATAGAACCAAAATTGGGACCAGTAGCAAGGGCAACTGGCTGAATTACTGCGGTATTTGATGGCGATTTAAATGGCATATGTGTGGTCCTTGTGGTTATATCAAAATCTACTCGTATTTAGATCGAAAAATACTTTGCAAATACGAGTATCATTAGCTTTTTAAGATGTTAACGGTTACGGATATATCAGAAGTGGAATTAAAAGTTGGAGTTCCAGTTGCTACTAATACACCATATAAATTACTAGAAGTTAATACAATTGCCTTTGGAGAATTTCCATTTCCAAGTGTAGAACTCGATTGGTATAGTGTTATTGTTCCTAATCCGCTATCATCTGTTGCATCAAAGGAGTATACGCCAATAAGATAAGGAATATCAGAGGCATTAATTGCGGGTGTTATTTTGTCTGTCCAAGTAGAACTTGTTGGATTTGTTTTAAACAGATATAGATTAAATCCAGATGTTTGTATAGACTTGCTTTTGATAACAATAGAATCTATAACACCAGAATATGTGATTGAATTTACAGCACTAGAAAAGGTCATTAGACCACCAACTTGGTTTCCAGTTACATAAGGAATTATAGAAGTTATTGCGGGAGATACTGTTACAGATGAAATACCGCCAACATCAGAAGCAGGAACAACAGAAACTGACCCAGCGGCTGATGTTTGTCCTAATGGAAGAACAGGAACTGTAACAAAATTACCACTACCGTCTTTTACTGAAATTGTTGCCATGTTATTGTTCCTTAATTAGAAATGGATGCGGCTATAGCCAACGGATCAATATTTCCTTGAACTCCAATATAAGACTGCAAATCTGAATGGACAGACTTTTCTTTTTCCCATTGATCTTGTGGGGCAAAAAGATTAATGTGTACTTCAATTTCAACTGTTCTATCAGGAACAGGAATAGTAACAGTAGCAGTATTTAAAGAAGAATCTTCAGGGGAATACTCAACAACCATTTTTAGAGTTTGAGTATCAACACTTTTTATTGTATAGTTGTATCTTTCCATAGTATCCTCTTTGCGTAAATGTCTTTAGTTATTTATCATTCGAGGTATTTATCAGAAGACAAACTGATGTTTAATTATAGCAAAGTGCTAATGTAAATCGATGTTGGGTAGCAATACTCGATTGTGGTCTTATTGTGTGTGGTATATCAGCGTCAAATACAATAACTCTTCCTGGTGTATATGGTGTAGAGAATTGAATGTTCTTTAAATTTTCAGAATAAAATTGAGTTTCTCCGTGCCAACCTTCTCTCCAATCTAAATTGGCATAGTATAAAACTACTTTCTTTTCTGGATGAGTATGTACGTAGTTTACGTCAGAGGAAACAGATAGATTTAAAATACTCTTTTCTAACGTGAGACCTTCTGTTAATTCTTTTACAGCACTGTTTTCTAGAAAAGGTAATATTCCAAGATTATTTAAATCATCACTAGAATATGTTGAATGTAAAAAGAAATCATTAGCCTTTCTTTCTGGTACAATAGAGTCGCTCCATCCTATTTTAAATAAAGAATTTCTACAAAAATCATATGCAGCAATCCTAAAAGACAAAGGAAATACTCCATCAAGTACGTCTATTTGTTTGTTGTTTTCTAAAAAATATTTTTCATGTTCGATCATAATGTTTCTCTTCAGCTATTAACAACAAACTTTCTTATAATATACATTATCTTTGATGTTATATCTTTTTTTAATTTCATCAACATCATCTTCTAAATGTTGAACCCAATCAACCATAAAGAGATTTGTATTGACTTGCTTTCCTATAAGATATGCTTCTTTAGCTATAAAAAATCCTTTTAGATTTAAACTTCTAATAGTTTCTGCTATTATACCAAAAAAAGATACCAATCTTACCGCAGGTATTTTTAAATGATTGAAGTGGAAAACATGTATACCAAGTTCTCCTTTAGCATCAGTTTTATACCCCATTATAGAGTGCATAAGATCATGTTGTAATCCAAATTGTTCAGTAAATCTCATAGATGTTTTTCCATCATCCCGAACTTGTTGTCTGGTATGATATTGGTAAAGATTTTTAATTAATATTCTTTTCTTTTTTTCTCTTGGTGTTCGATAAAATGTCTTTTTTAATATGTGCATATTTACATAGGTAGGGTCGTCCCACTTATATCCAACTTCATTTTTTAAAAAATTGTAATAAGTTTTTCCTAACGTGTTATCAGGCAAGGACTTTATATATTCTACGTTAGCTAACTTTTTTTCTAATATACAAGAATTTTCAAAAAGCAATCGTCTTCCTGTAAAATCGTTAAGCATTTCTTTTTTAAATATCATACCAGTTGGCCACAAGGTTCCAGTATATAACATCAAAGCATGTCTTGCCGTAGATGTTTTAGGGTATACAACAGAATAGTATAATCCTATCAAACCATCCCACCAAGCTAATAGTAGACCATAATATCCTTTAATAAAATTCATAATATTATTTCCAAATTTTTAATACGTAACTATCTTCCATAGCTTGTATAGTTACAGGAATATTGGCTTCAACATTTATCATATTTGTTTGAGATTTTTCAACACCATTTATTAATATCTTACCACTAGCAACAAAATAATACACATTGGTATTTTGTGCTTCTAGTGTATACTCTTCATTGGCATTTAAATTGATAAGAGACCTATTGTAGATTATTTTATTTTTAGGCATCATACAAACTATAGAGGTGTTGTCTTCCAAAGAAGACATTCTATATCTACCTGACATTCTAGAAGAAGACAAGCCTTGACCTTTAGTGAAGATATAATCATCTAGTTTGCTAGTTTGAACTTTTACACTTCCTTGAGTTACCAAGAATATACCAGGCTGAAAGTATAAAAATTCATTAGGAGAATCTGTATATTTTGGAACCCACTCAGGCACAGGACCATCAAACCAAGTAGTATCTTTAATGATAGTTCCGTAGATTACGTTGAATGCTGGAAATTCCGTATTTTGAAAATTAGCATAAAGTATTGGGTCTGCCATTATAATATTCCTGTATTTTCTTGTTCTACATTAAATGCATTTTCAGATGCTTTCATCATTTCGTAATAAATATTAACAGTATTAATTGAAACATCTCCAGACACAACCTCTCCTGTTTGTCCTACCAATGAAGATAGATCACTAGGATTTTTTTGTTTTTCCCATTTATCTTGTGGGGCAAATCGATCTACATATTCAGATATATTATCAAAATCTTCTGGAGCAGTTATATTTAATGAAATCCTATATAATCCTTCTGTAGTTGGAGAATATTCTACAACCATTTGATGATTTATAGGGTCTACACTTAGTATCTTATAGATGTAATTTTCCATGATTTCCTCTATTGGTATTTGTTTCTATATTTAGTTATTTAAATGCTGGTCCAGAAACCCATATAACTATTGTTTTTCTTATTCCAGAAGTTACTGGCGTTACTCTATGTAATCTAAAAGATGGAAATCCGCAAACTAATCCTCTAATTTTAGGAATAGAATCTGGAGAAGTTCCAGCTAGTATTTGTAATTCACCGCCAGTATATTGTGTAGAATCTGATAATTGTAAAACAATACTAAATTTTCTTGGAGAAATATCAGTTGGTCCACAATCTATATGATAATCATAGTGACCATTTTCTTCTCCATCATATACAGTATATTGAAAATCTTCAACAAAACCATATAAATCAAATTTATAAAACTGACTATTGAGTTTTCTAGTTATCCAAGCCATTCTATCATAAAACCAGCCAGTTTCTTCATTATTAACAATCCACGCTGTTTTCGACTTTCTTATTTTAGAAATATCTTCATCATTATTAGGATTTCCAACAGTAGCTTTATTTTGTTTAAGGTTTTCTTCACAGTATGCTTCTATAGTATCAAGTTCTTTTTCAGTAAACCCATTTTCCCACGTAACGTAAGAATGGTGATCATCTATCGTAGGAGGCATTGGCGTAAAATTATATACAGACATTACTTTATCTTCTTGTGTAAATTATCTCTATAAAGAGATTCATGTACACTATTTCTAATTGTTCTTACTTTTCCTGTAGCAGAAATTTCTTTGTCGTTAAATTCTCTGCTTCTATGAGATGTCAACAAATTATCTTTTTTAATAGGAATGACTTGAACTAATGGAGTACCAGCTTCAATCAATCCAGAAAAATTTGGTTGATTGAATGTGAAGGGAAAGTTTACATACTCTTCACCATAGTATGGATAATCTACTGTTCCTGACATACATGTAAATCTAGGATCATACCTATTCAAAGGAGGCAAGAAAATTAATGAATATTCTGGTGGAGTTTTAATCATCCAATAATTTAAAAATTTCATTGGAGGCTTAGGGTCCAAAGGATTTGGAGATTTTTCAGATGAAATTTGTTCTTTGTTATGATTTTCTACCATTGGCTTATAGAATTTAGATTCATATGTTAAACCAGAACACTCCTCATTTACTACAAATTGAACGTCTGCTGCCAACGGAATTATATATCCCAGCAGCATAGAATCTAAGAATGGCATACATCTTTTGATAGTGCCTGTTTGGAAACCTTTATTACCAGTTTTTGGAGGCAATGCCTTAAACCAATCTGGGATATGTTTTCCTGAAGGATATGGAGCAGGTATTACTCCAAAATCTTCTTTAGAACATAAAAATTCAATTTCATCATTTTTAAACACACTTTTAAACATATTATATTTTCTCACTAATTTTGGTTATTGCCAGCCTTATAATATATATTGCCTTCATTTACCTCTTGTATGCAACGATCTACTTCTTTTTTTCCTCGAAGTATATGATCATCGTGCAAATTCAATTGGGTATTATTATTTATCCAATCTCTCTGGTACTGTGGTAATTTGTCGAAACATGCCATAACACATCGCAGTCTGACATAATCCATTAAGACCAAGCAGCCGTAATTTGTCCTGCTGATCCTCCAGAGCCTATAGTAACTGCAATTATTTGATACGGACGAACATCTACTGAAACGTTATTTGTTGGAGCAGTGCCACCAGTGCCTCCTGCTCCTCCAGGACCACCCGCTGCGCCAGGATTACCTGCTCCGCCAGCATTAGCTACTGATGGGTTTCCTGCGCCACCAGGACCTCCCGCTGTACCAGCGTTTCCTGCGCCGCCAGGATTAGCTACTGAAGGATTAGCGGCAGTTGCTCCTGTACCATTTGCGCCAATATTACCCGCTGCACCCGTGTTACCAGCACCACCCGCAGTCGCTGCTGTAGTTGTACCGTTAGTAGAATTATAAAATCCTTTTACTCCAGCATTTCCTCCATTTCCACTATATGTAGTGCCAGCGGTTCCATTGATTCCGTCAACTGTATTGTTGAAACCTCCGCCACCGCCTCCGCCACCGCCGCCTTGTCCGCCAGCATTTCCAGCAGTCAATCCTACATTACCTGCTGATCCGCCTGTAGCGTTTGTTGCAGTACCAGCAGCGCCTCCAGTACCATTTGTACCAGTGGTTCCAGCAGTACCGCCATTACCATTTGTTGCAGTACCAGCAGCGCCACCGCCGCCATTATTGCCAATAGTTCCTGCGTTGCCTCCAGTTCCCCCTGTTCCTCCAGAAAAATTGGATGCTCCAAATACAGAAGCATTACCAGCATTACCAGCAGGACCAGCAGTTCCAACGGCAGCACCTGTACCTGCATTTCCTACGTTTCCATTAGCAGCACCTGTTCCTGGATTTCCAACAGTTCCATCAGCAGCGCCTGTTCCAGCATTTCCAGCAGTTCCAGAAGCAGCGCCAGTTCCTGGAGTACCATCAGTACCTGGTGTGGCAGCGCCTCCAGCATTTCCTGCTGTACCCGATCCGCCGCCACCACCGCCGCCACCATAAGAGGTTGGTCCTTTAAAGCTAAAAACACCGCCAGCACCTCCTGCGCCTCCTCCTGGACTTCCTCCTGCTCCACCTGTTCCTCCTCCAGCGTTTCCTTGACCTGCTGATCCTCCTGGATTACCAGCCGTGCCACCTGGAACGGCGGCACTAGTATATCCAGGACCAGCTCCGCCACCATTGCCTCCAGCACCACCAGTACCAGCATTGCCTCTAACGCCATTATTACCAGCAGTTCCAGCATTACCGACAGTTCCTGGATTACCAGCGTTACCAGTACTTCTATTTCCAGGATTGCCAGAACCACCAATATTTCCAGCAGTTCCAGGATTTCCCGATCCACCAATATTTCCAGCAGTTCCTGGATTACCAGCAGTTCCTGCATTTCCTTGACCGCCTCTACCAGTTACAGATAATCTATAAATGCCAGCAGGAACTGTAAAATTTCCTGAAGCATTTATTACTGTTGATCCTGGAGCGGGTTTAGATATAAAGTGGCCAAGAGGCATATTATCTTCCTAACGCATAAAGTTCTAGTAGATTGGAATCTTTAATTTCATTTAATCCATACAAAAGAACTCTTGGATAATAAGCAGGAGAAAGGTCGTCATGTATTTCAGTATAAATGACAAATGGAAATTTTTCAAATACATGTTGTCCATCAGCAAACACCCATGTTCCCAACGGAACAAAGTTTAAATGATGTTCTTCTGGTATAGGATAATTTAAATTTGTATATTTTATGTCAAGACTGTTCATAAACGCTTTAGCATCTACACTTTCAGTCTGTTCGTTTTTTTCTTCTTGTATATCTGTATACAAGTAAATGTCGTCAATTTTAATAATAGCCATTTTGTCTCCTTTCTTTTATTAACCAGTATTCGATAAAGCAACGCCAGCAAAATAATTTGTACCGCCATCGACCGTAAAGAATGATAATATATCAGTTTTATTTGCAGTAGTAGATAGAGTTGGTGTAACTGAATTTGGCCATTTTACGGATGCAGGGAAAGTTATAACTCTAGAGCCAGTAGCATCCTGTTTAGCAAGAATTGTAAGCGTATAAGCATTTCCTGTTGCTGGAGGATTACTAAATGTTAACGTAATGGATGCATTTGCCAATGTTAGATTGTATATGTTTGTTGTAGACAAATCTAAAGTTTGAGTAGTTGTAGATATACTTAAAGTATTAACAAATTCTTTGTATGCTTTAAGTTTAGGACTTTCAACAACGTTATTTGACATAACAATATTAGCACTATGTGTCAACACGCCTGTAAGAGTAAATGCTCCAGAAGTATTTACCGTAGTAGAGGGTAATTGCGCTGCTGGTAATGTTCCAGTTGCAATATTGGTAGCGTTGGTATAATATGCACCGTTTTGACTGTTCAATAGAGCGGCATTAGCAGCGTTGGTAGCATTTGTAGCTGTACCATTAATTCCTAATCCGTTAGTAGAATTAGCAAATCCTAATGCTGGTAACTGTGCTGCTGGTAAAGTACCAGTTGCAATGTTTGTTGCATTGGTATAATATGCACCGTTTTGGCTGTTTAATAGAGCGGCATTAGCAGCATTTGTTGCAGTGGCTGCAAGACCACTAATTCCTAATCCGTTAGTAGAATTAGCAAATCCTAATGCTGGTAATTGTGTTTCTGGTAATGTTCCAGTTGCAATGTTTGTTGCATTGGTATAGAATGCTGGAAGGTTTCCGCCCAACTGAGCAGCATTAGTTGCAGTAGCAGCAAGACCACTAATAGCAAGACCATTGGTAGCATTAGCAAATCCTAATGCTGGTAACTGGGCTGCTGGTAATGTTCCAGTTGCAATGTTTGTTGCATTTGTATAGTATGCGCCGTTTTGGCTGTTTAATAATGCGGCATTTGCAGCGTTAGTAGCATTTGTAGCTGTACCGTTGATTCCTAATCCATTAGTTGAGTTTGCAAATGATAATGCTGGTAACTGGGCTGCTGGTAAAGTACCAGTTGCAATGTTTGTAGCGTTGGTATAATAAGACGCAGCTTGTCCGTTAAGATTTGTAGCATTACTAGAAGTACCACTATAAACAGTACTATTGACTGTTGCTGTTGCTGTAGTATTAACAAACGATATAGTTGTTGAGTTGGCAATTACGTTTGACGTTGTAGTATTACCAACCGATAGAACTGCTGTGGTGTTACCAACTAATACAACATTAGCAGCATATGTATGAACGCCAGTTAATGTAAATGTACCAGAGGTGTTTACTGTAGTAGAAGGTAGCTGGGCTGCTGGTAAAGTACCAGCCGTAATGTTTGTTGCATTAGTATAGTATGCTGGGAGGTTTCCGCCCAACTGAGCAGCATCAGTTGCAGTGGCCGCAAGACCACTAATACCTAATCCGTTAGTAGAGTTTGCGAAGGCTAATGCTGGCAATCGGGCTGCTGGTAAAGTACCAGTTGCAATGTTTGTTGCATTGGTATAATAAGCCGCAGCCTGTCCATTAAGATTTGTAGCATTACTAGAAGTACCAGAATAAACAGTAGAGTTAACTGTTGCAGTTGCAGTAGCATTAACAAATGATATAGTTGTTGAGTTGGCAATTACGTTTGACGTTGTAGTATTACCAACCGATAGAACTGCTGTGGTGTTACCAACTAATACAACATTAGCAGCTATTGTATATCCGCCAGCCGTAACAAAGGCTGTCGCATTACTATATGCTGTGGCAGCTTTGGAAGTTGCATCAGAAGCAGCAACCGAAACAGCATTAGTATATGCGGTTGCGGCATTAGAAGCAGCATTTCCTTGAACAACAGCTAGAGATAATCCGCCAAAATTGGTTGAGTTATTTGATGTTCCAGAGAATGCTGTAGAGTTGATAGTGCCAGTAGCGCCAGTACCAGTAATGGTAATTGTTGGAGTAACAGTGTTGGCAGTTATTGCAGTATTGACTGTTGCGTTTCCCACAGCGAAAGAAGTAGCAATATTGATTGATGCTGGAAGATATACAGTTCCCAAGGTTCCAGCAACAATATTTGTAGCGTTGGTATAGTATGAAGGAAGGTTTCCGCCTAACTGAGCAGAAGTTGTTGCACTAGCCGCAAGACCACTAAATGCTGTTGGAGTGAGTGTTGTAAAGATACTAGCATTACCAATAGTAATTGTGGATGAGTTTGATGTCACACCATTAGAAGTGGCGTTGATAGTACTGATATTAAATCCAGTTGCGACATTGATAGTAGCAGGAAGTCTTGCAGTTACTAATGTACCGCTGCTGATATTGTCGGCGTTGGTATAGTAAGCACCATTCTGTCCATTTAATAGTGTAGCATTAGCAGAAGTTCCGCTGAATGAAGTAGCATTGATAGTTGAAGAACCACCAGTACCATTAATAGTAATAGTTCCAGTGACAGAGTTGGAAGTTATTGTAGTATTGACAGTAGCATTACCAACTGATACACTTCCATTTGCAGTAATAGCAGCAGCCAAAATTGTTCTACTGGAAGTTACGTCCCTTGAACTGACATCTCCACTAATAACAGAAATACTACCAACATTTACAGTTAACGAAGCGCCATTTAGTGTAAATGCACTATTAACAGTAAGAGTATTCGATATCATTACTGTATTTGCAAAAGTAATTGTATTTGAAAACGTTGCTTGTGTTGTAGCAAAAATTGGTGTTGCGCCAAGAGCAGTAGTAACATCAGCAGAGGTTAAAGTTACTGCACCAGATCGAGTATTAAAGGTTGTTACACCAGTGACAGCAGCGGCAATATTAGCGGCAGCAGTTACCCGTCCTTTGGCATCAACTGTTACTGATGCATAGTGAGACGCATTACCATATGTTCCCGCCCCAACACCAGTTGAGGCAAGAGTAAGAGGAACAGCGACATCCGCAGAGCCATCGAAAGGAATAGTGCCTGTAGCATCTCCAGAAACGGCAATGCCTCTAGCAGTAGCAAGAATTGTTGCCTTACTTGCTGTGCCAGTAACAGCACCAGTTAGAGGACCACTAAATGCAGCAGCATAAATTGTTCCTGTTGCGTTGGCAGAACCAAGGATTTGAACATTTGCTGTTGATTGTAATGTAATGTTTGCAGAGTTTGCAATAATGCTTCCAGTTGTGGTATTGCCATTAACAGCTAGTTGATAGTTAATAGCTCCGTTTCCACCAATTTGAGCGGTGTTGGCAATAACAATTGTGTTTGAGTTTAAAGCAGCAGAAAGAGCGCCAGGATTTGAAGCAACCCACTTTGAACTAGATGAGTTATATGCTAATACATAGCCATCTGTTGGTGAAGGAACGTTTAAGTTTGAAAGATCGTTTAATGCAATAGTAACAAAGCTAGCTACGTTAGAAGCAGAAATTTTCAAGAAGGTACTTGGAGTAGAGCCAGTAAAGAATATGTTAGCTATAGCAGGAAGAGTTGCAGTATTAGCTACTGTTAATGTAGTTGAGTTTAAAGAAGCAACGTTAACAGAAGCTAAGTTCGCTAATCCAGTAGTGTTTAATGTAGCAGTATTGACCGAGCCAGTGACAACTACATTGTTTGCGATGCTAACAAGACCAGCAATGTTTGTTGCGCCAGCAATATTGGCTGAAGCTAAGTTCGCTAGTCCTGTTGTGTTTAATGTAGCAGTATTGACCGAGCCAGAAACAACCAAGTTGTTTGAAACAGTAGTTAATCCACTAAATGTTGCAGCAGGAGAAACAATAAAATTATTCCCACCAATATTAACGTTGGCGGTAGTTCCATTAGAAATAATTCCAATTGCTGTAGTTGTAGCATTAGTTGAAAGAGTTATGCTTGGTGTAGTTGCTACTATGTTAGCATTAAACGTTGTGATACCATTATGGACAGTTGATGGAGTAATGAATAAATTATTCCCACCAATAGTTGTATTTGTTGTAGTATTATTGCCAACAATCCCAATGATACTGGCTGTTGCGTTGGTAGAAAGAGTAAGACCAAGACCAGTTACTGAAACATTGTTTGTGATTGTAGTAATACCAGAAATATTTGTTGCTCCAGTAATATTGACTGAAGCTAAGTTCGCTAGTCCTGTTGTGTTTAATGTAGCAGTATTGACCGAGCCAGAAACAACTAGGTTGTTTGAAACTGTTGTAAGACCAGCAAGATTTGTAGCACCAATAATGTTAGCTGATGCTAAGTTCGCTAATCCTGTTGTATTGATAGTTGCAGTATTAGTTGATCCAGTGACAACTACATTGTTTGCGATGCTAACAAGACCAGCAAGGTTTGTAGCGCCAGAAACGTTGGCTGATGTAAGATTAGCTAATCCTGTGGTGTTTAATGTAGCAGTATTAGTTGATCCAGAAACAACTAGATTGTTTGAAACTGTTGTTAATCCGCTAAATGTAGTGGCAGGAGTAACAGAAAAATTGTTTCCGCCAATGGTTGTATTTGTTGTAGTATTATTGCCAACGATAGTAATAACATTGGCAGTAGCATTAGCTGAAAATGCTATTCCTAAACCTGTTACTGTAACGTTTCCACTAATACCAACAGTATTTGCAATAGTAACAAGCCCATTAATATTTGTTGCACCATTAAGATTAGTAGTACCAACAACGTTAGCTGATGCAAGATTAGCTAGTCCTGTTGTATTAATAGTGGCTGTATTGACAGAACCAGTTAATACGATGTTGTTTGCGATGCTAACAAGACCAGCAATATTGGTTGCGCCAACAACGTTAGCCGATGCAAGATTAGCTAGTCCAGTAGTGTTTAATGTAGCAGTATTAACTGATCCAGTGACAATCAAGTTGTTTGAAACTGTTGTAAGACCATTATGAACAGTTGGTGGAGTAATGAATAAATTGCTTCCGCCAATGGTTGTGTTTGTTGTGGTGTTATTACCAACAATAGTAATAACATTAGCAGTGGCATTGGCAGAAAAATTGATACCTAATCCAGTTACATTAGTATTTCCTGTAATGCCAACAGTATTTGCAATAGTAACAAGCCCAGCAAGGTTTGTAGTACCAACAACGTTAGCCGATGCAAGATTAGCTAGTCCTGTTGTGTTTAATGTAGCAGTGTTAACTGATCCAGTGACAACCAAGTTGTTGGCAACACTAACAAGACCAGCAATATTTGTTGCGCCAACAATGTTAGCAGAAGCTAAGTTCGCTAATCCTGTTGTGTTTAGTGTGGCAGTATTGACTGATCCAGTGACAACCAAGTTATTTGAAACAGTAACAAGACCAGCAAGATTTGTAGCACCAATAATGTTAGCCGATGCAAGATTAGCTAGTCCTGTTGTGTTTAATGTAGCAGTATTGACCGAGCCAGAAACAACTAGGTTGTTTGAAACTGTTGTAAGACCAGCAAGATTTGTAGCACCAATAATGTTAGCTGATGCTAAGTTCGCTAATCCTGTTGTATTGATAGTTGCAGTATTAACTGATCCAGTAACAACCAAGTTATTTGAAACTGTTATGAGACCAGCAATATTTGTTGCGCCATTAAGATTAGTAGTACCAACAACGTTAGCCGATGCAAGATTAGCTAGTCCTGTGGTGTTTAATGTAGCAGTATTAACTGATCCAGTGACAACTACGTTATTCGCAACGCTAATGAGACCAGCAATGTTTGTTGCACCAGCAATATTGGCTGAAGCTAAGTTCGCTAGTCCTGTGGTGTTTAATGTAGCAGTATTAACTGATCCAGTGACAACCAAGTTGTTTGAAACTGTTGTAAGACCATTGTGTACAGTTGATGGAGTAATAAATAAATTATTACCGCCAATAGTTGTATTTGTGGTAGTATTGTTGCCGACAATAGTAATAACATTAGCAGTGGCATTGGCAGAAAAATTAATACCCAATCCAGTTACATTAGTATTTCCTGTAATGTTAACAGTATTTGCAATAGTAACAAGACCAGCAATATTTGTAGCACCAACGATGTTAGCAGAAGCTAAGTTCGCTAGTCCAGTAGTGTTTAATGTAGCAGTATTAACTGATCCAGTGACAACCAAGTTATTTGAAACTGTTGTAAGACCTAAAAGAGTTGCTGCACCAGATACACCCATTGTTGACAATAGATTTGCGGCTCCACCAACTCCAAGTGTTGAAACTGTGTTTGCTGCTCCTGTAATATTAACAGTGTTTGAGAATGTAGCAGCACCAGTAATACCGACAGTGTTTGAGAAGGTAGCAGCGCCAGTATGTGAACTATTTCCAGCAATAGCTAGATTAGCACCAACTGCAAGAGACGCTACGACATTAGCCGAAGCAAGATTGGCAAGACCAGCAGTAGTTAATGTGCTAGAAAGAGTAACAGCACCAATAACATTTGCAGTACTTCCAAATCGAACTGCCCCAGAAATATTAGCAGTTCCAGTTACGGCTAGTGTAGCGTCTGGAGCAGTATTAGCAATACCAACATTACCAGCAGATGTAATACGCATACGTTCGTTGGCGGCTAATGTGCCACCAGTAAAGAAGTTTAGATATGCAGAAGAATTTGCAGTACCAACAGACATATTACTGTTACCAGCATAGATATATCCATCATTAGGACCATTAATTGTCCATGCGGTATTTGACCACGTAGAACTGTTGATACCCATATCAACATAAACAAGTTGTGATGCTATTGAACCAACATCATTATAAACAACAAAGTCAGCAGATGCATGTTGCCCAGTATTTGCATTCAATAGAGCAATCTGCATATAGTTATTAATAGAAGCTTGGTTCCATTGTGAGGAAAGAGAAGTGTTTAAATATCCAAGTTGATTATATTGACTTGTGTTTCCAACAGTAAGAATAGAGCTATTTGTAACGGCAACATTACTATTAATTGTAAGAACACCAAATGTTGTTGTGTTGCCTCCACGCAAATAATCTCCAGCAATCAGAGTGTTTGCAGAAAAGAAACCATTTACATAAGCATTACCTGTAGTCGTACCGCCATTGATGGTGGTATCTACAGTTACTACTGTTGTACCCATATCGTACATTACAGTATTGAACTTGGAAATCCAAGAAGCAAAAGTATCGTAAGTTGGACTTACATTTGATGATAAGTAATAAACTTTTGCCATATTAGTTCCTGTTTAGCAATTGTGAAAGCATTGACTTTATTTCAGATATTTCTTGTTTCAGTTCTTCAACTTCATCAAATACTTTGTCTGTTTTTAAAAGTCTTTCTCTTTGTTTCTTATAAGCATTTAAAGCATCTACGTTTGTATTTATAACAGCAGTTGATGATGGGTCTCTAAAAAAAGAATCATGATTTGTTGGTATCAAGTTTGTCATTATATTGATGCCGCAATCGCTCTTAGGTTGATAATACGAGGAACTCTATATGAGAAGTCAGAAGACATTTCAATTTTAACAGCAAAAGTAATATAAGAATCATATGGTGTTCCGCTCAAACTATAATAACGAATAAGTCCACTGTTTTGATCATTTAAGAATGCGGTTCTTGGCAATAGTACTTTTTCATATAAACCATTTACTGTAGTAAACGTAGAAACATTATCAATTGTTAGTGAAATATTGTTGGCAATAGCAGTAACTTTTACTACTTGTGCTGTTGTTTTAGAGGAGTCAGAATAAATTTTAATCAAGTCATTTACAGCTAAATCTGTTGTAAATGTTGTACTGACACCAGTTACGGTATTTGAAGCTGTTGAAGTAGTCAAAACTCCAGATTTAGCAACAGATGGCGGAGAGGTTGGGATAGTATATTGATATTCTTTTAGATCATTAAGATCAACGGGGTCTGAATATAATGTTGCATCTGTCACCTGTGGTAGATATGTCCAATCCTTGGAATCAAAAGTTTCAGGATCAGTAGAGCTTAAGAACTTACCATAAACATGAAGATATGTATTTGCTGGCTTATAAGCAGTCAAATATACCACTAAGTCTTCAGAATCTAGTTCTGGAGCCAAGGTAACAGTCTGAGTGACATGCTTATTTGTGATAAGACCATTTCTTGAATTTCCTCCAGTAAGAAGAGGAGTTTGATTTGCAGTTGCCGTAGATAATGTAATGCCTGTATTTACAATACCTGGAATTTTATTGAAGGTGGCAGTATTAGCAAAGAAAGGCGTAATACTATTGACAATATTTTTATGAAGAAGAAGACCACTCTTAGAAATATCAATTCTAGGAGACAGTTTAGAACTTACACTGGTAAATCCAATATTAGCATTAATAGATTTTCTGCCAGACATGTATAATTGCTCATTTGTTTTAGAAGCAACTACTATTTCGTTTCCTGTAACTATACTTTTATTATACATAGGATATTTTTTATTAGACGTATTGGCATAATTACCTCGATTGGTATGAACCATATCAAGAGTAAAAGAAGTTCCTGGAACAGTTTCATAATGAAAATGTGGATCAAAGTGATTATAAACAAAGTCATATACTGCTGCAATACGAGTGTTTGCTTTTGATCTTACGCCGATTAGTTTAGAATTTGCAGAGAAATAAACAGTACTTGTTGCAGTAGATTCATTTAAAATTAAACCATAAGCTAATGGATCAAATTGTACAGCTTTACCAATAGGACCAAGTTGCATACTTGTACTTGTATTTGAGAACGTTGGTAAGTTTTTAATAGTTAATGATGTGTTACTTGAAATTGTATTAATAAACAAAATATCATGGTTTGTTCCATCAGTTACAACAACACTGGAAACAGTAGACAAGCTGGAGAAACCAGGCGTTGTATTTGTTCCACCTAGAGTAACAGTTCTAGTATTACTATTAATAGTAATAACATTGGCTACAGTAGACGATGCATTTGAAAATAAATTAGAAGATACTTGATATACATATTCGCCTTGTTGCATAGAACCTGTAGTATTTGATAATAATAAAAATTCATAATCATCATTTACAACTCTAGCAGAACCAAAATTAGAGACAACGCTAGCAACAGTGGTTGTAGTATATTCTGCTTTTTTCATCCTCATGCCTAAAGTCTCATTAGCAATTGGAGTCCAAGTTCCGCTATTTGTTGATATAAACATTGAACTCAATCCTTGAGTCTTGGCTGATCTTCCTAGAGCACTCCACTGTAGTATGATATTATAAAATGATGATGCTCCCGTCGCACATGTGGCGATACTATAATCTGGGTTTCCGCCTTCTGGGGTGACACAAAGAGCATAATATTCTCCAGCTTTTAAGAATACAGGACTTGGAAAAGTAAATAAGTCTAGAGAAATATTATTTATTTGAGATGCTGGTTTGTGTACAGTAGAAAATGGAACAATTGTTGATGTTGGCTTTCCATTTTCTACTGTACGAATATCAACCATTACTCCTTGATCGTTAGTAGCCGTTTCGGCTCTAATAAGGCTAACTTCAACAGAAGTTAGATAAATTCCAGAAGCGTCTTGAAGTCCGTCTTTTCCTACGTAAAAAACTTGTGCTAATGGATTAATAACTGAAGAATGCATTTTTGATTTAATTGAATCAGATAACCAAGTAGCAGCCAAAGAATCTGCCTTTGATCTTTTTAATTCTTCTGTTAGCTCATAATTCATTGCAGTTGATTCTGTAGGATATGTATAATTACCCTGTCCTTTAAGTCCTGTAGCTGGATCATAAGACATAGCAGTAATATAAGAAAATCCACCAGTAGTTGCTGTAGACAAAAGACTTAAGTCGTTTACATCAGTAACAAATATAACTCTTGATCCAGCAGCAAAAAATGTATTTGGAGCAATATGCAATAAAATAGCGGCACGCCCAGAACTATCAGAAGTTACCGTTGCTCCTCTTACTCCAGCAGCATAAAAATCTGTAACTGCTGGATTTGTTAACGTATAATCTATTGTTGCAGGAGCAGCAAATGCAGATACTAATATAGAATCTAGAAAAACATATAATTTTGTATTTGGTTTTAAGCCAGTAAAAATTACTCCAACATCTTGTTCTCTGATGTAATATATTTTTGAAGCGTCTACAGCATACGAACTGACCGTAGTTGTTGGTGTAGCCGCAGAAGACGTGGCATATATAGCTGATCCGCGAGTATCAATTACATCATTCATAGGCATTAAAAATATTCCTTATTTGTTTTCTATTATTTATCTAAGCTTAATGATTGCCATAATTATCTAGCCTTGATGACTCTCAGGGTCTCGACCAAATTTTTTCGTTACACCACTAGAAGCTACTACTGCTGGAGTTGTAGATACTTGCTTATTATTTATGTCTACTTTAAGCACTGGGTTTGAATTATTTTGATTAAGTGAAATAGAATTTAAAATTGTATCCACAGAAACATTTCCAGAAGGTCCTTGATAAATCAACGGACCAACAGTAAATCCAGAACTTGGATTATCGAAACCTGGGAACATATCAATCTTTATGTTAATTGGAGGAATTGTTACAGTGCTTGTGGTAACTGGAGTAATAGCAACTTGTGTATTTGATACTGTTGTTACTGGTAAAGTAACAGGAGATGTATTTGAAGCAACAACTATATTACTTCCAATTCCTTCCCATCTGTCTCCAACAGTTACTGGACTTCCTACTGGTTTATTCACTATTGGATTGAAGCGAGAATCGATATAAGTAAGATAATCTGGCACTGCTCTAATATTAGCATTCCAAAAATTGTAAGAAACTTCTGATATTTTTCTATGTTTTGTGGCTACTATGTTAGTAATAAAGTCAACTTCTGTCTTTGATATAGTAACAACATCTCCAGTTTTTTCAATTTTATCATTTCCAATATTTGCATTTGTATCATATTTAAAATGCATAAAGAAAGAAAGTGTATATGGTTTTTTAGATGTTTCGTCTGGATCACTTCCAGTTCCACCTTCGTTAGTATTTGTTCCACTATCGTCATCAAAATTATCTACGAAAATTCCATTCTTAAATCTTTCAAGACCAGTTACGCTGTTCTTAATGCTCAAATCTTTTGTTGCAGTTTCTAACAATGATAATGAAGAATAGTATTCCATACTCGTGATTCTCTTATTGAGTTTATCAATATCTTTCATGGTATATCGACGAGTTTGATTAATAGTTATAGAAACAGGATTATATCCAGAATATGGTCTAGCTGCAACCTCAGAAGGCAATAATGTTGGATATGGAGGAATATTAATAACGCCAATAGTCATAGCAGTTGTTTGATCTGCTGGTTCTGTTGGTGATTCTGCTGGAATTCCATCAATAACAGAGAAACGTCCAGTATCACTTACGGTAACTTTTGACTTTCTACCGAGATAATATTGAACATCGTATGAAAATAATTGATTTGGTGACACAAAGGCTGTTGTAGAAAAATTATTATTTCCTAAAGGATTAACATATGATAACATTGTTGTAGTAGTAGCAGTTCCTGAAAGAGGAATAGTATTAGCTACATATGCTCTAAAATCAATAGAATCTTTCAATGATACAGTATTTCCGCTGGTATTCTTATAATAAGGAATGTCAAAGGTCTGAATAGCAGAAGTGTTTGCAGTATTTGCATCATCGATAGGATATGAATCTACAGAGAAGAACCCGACAGTAGTTGCTGGGATTGTAAACACATCAAATACTACAGTTAACTTATCACCATTATTAATAAGTATGTTTGCATTTGGTTTTATGACAAGTTGAGAAATATTATATGTTGTATCTGTTTGATTTGTTTGGATGGCGAATTGACTGGTAACATCATAATCAGAAGAAGATGCCCAAGTATTAGAAGAAGAAATTTTATAAACATTTCTTAGTTTATATACATCTGGGAAACCTAATGACCAAGGACCAGCAGGACCAGAAGAAGAATTGGCAGAATAACTTATTGTATTTGTTGTATAATTATTTGTTGGGAAACCATTCAAGGTCAGTGAAGTGTCTGAAGCTACCGAAGCAACGGTTCCAATATATGCTGAGTTTGCAGTAGAGTTGGCAATGTATAAATTATAACCAGGAAGAATATTAGTTGTGAAGAAAGTAGATGTTCCTGTTACTGTTGTGCTTCCTGTAGAACAAGTTATAGTTCCTGCTAGGTTTGCATATAGAGCAGTATCGATAGCAACATATCGACTTTGATTTGATGTTTTTACAATCTTTGCTGTATTTGAGCTAGTAGTGTCATAATAAACAGTAAGATTATTATTTGACATAGCTAAATTGCCCTCAACAACACCAGAGTTGTTGATGAGGGTTAATTTTAGGGTGCTAGTGTTAGACAAAGAAATTGTAGAATTGCGATCAGAGAAGTTTATTGGAATATTTGCGGGGTATGATTTAGCATGAGCATTACCAGCAGTAACAGTTGCTGCTCTATCGATAGTCATGCTAATGTTATTAGCAATGTTAGTAATTCTACGAATGTTTGCGTTAGATACGATATAATCATTAATTTGATATTGAGATAGGAAGGTTGTTCCTGATCCTGTTACTGTTGTAGAAGAAATACCAACAGTTCCTGTGGCAACATTACAAGTAATGTTTGAAGAAGGGATAGCAATAACAGCTAATTCTTGTAGACCGTTTAAAGTTCCTGTTCCATAAGGAAAAGTTAAACTTCCAGTCAATTGAAGTGCGTTTGTTACGCCGTTCGCATTTAAAACTACGCTATTGTTGCTTTGTCTATATGTAAAGCTAGTAGTAACATCATTATTTGGATATAAAGTTTTAACAAAAGATTTTCCAGTCGGGAAAATAGTAGTGCTATAGGTTGGGCTTTTTAAGGTAGCCACGTTAGCAGCTAAAGTTACATTTTTTTCTAGAACAAGGTCAGCTACGGCAGTAGTAGACGCAACTGCCTTTACTGCTGTAAATAATTTTCCGCTGTTCATAATAATGTTTGTTAAATATAGATCATAAATTGCTGTTGGTGTATCGGTTGTTCCTGATTCATATGCAAAGGATAATACTGTTGCTTTTCCAATTATAGTTCCAGAAGGAGAAATGGTAGAATTATTTCCAAGTGTTAATGCAGTTGTTGCTGTGTCATATAGATTAACGCTAGCACCAATACTAAAAACACCAGCAAATTCTTGAACTCGAATATAGTTTCCGTAATTTGTAGCAATAGATTGAGCGGTTACGGTTTTTGTGTCCGTTCCTTTTCTTATGGAACTACGAGTTGTGCTTAGTTGCTCAACTCTTTGCCCATGAACATATCCTAAACCAGAACCAATAACCAAATTAAAATAACTAGTGTTTGCTGGTTTTACTTCAGACGCTAAATTGAAAGACTTAACAACAAAGTTTCCAGATGACTCATATTCACGACGAGCCATCTCATTGCCAATAGCATTATATTGTGTTTGTTGGTTTGCTCGAATTACGTTTCCGTTTTCCCATTGAACTAACGAGAAGAAATTATTTGAAGGTAAGGCATCTGTATTGGCTACAGTAAGCGTTGGAATTAGTTGTAGTCTGTAAGCTCCAGGAGCGTTTAGATTTGTTGATCCTTGTGAATTGTCTAGAAGAGATGTATCTTGCAGTTCAGTTACAATATTTTCAGTTGTGCTGAAACCAACAGAAACATTATTTGGATATGGTGAATATTTTGAAACAATTGTACTAATATTGTTTGCAACTCTGATAAAGTTTCCTTTTTGGAAAATGATACCTTCATTTACACTAAACGAATACCCAACACCAACAGGATTTGCGTCTACACCGTTAATAGTAGATGGCGCAACCTTTACATCCAGATTAGTCTGATAATTGGTGACATTTGCAACGCCAGCAGCGTCAGTTGCGCTTCCAGCATAGAAAGTCAATACAGTACCAGGAGTATATACTTGCTTATTGCTACTTCCACTATTTGTATACTTCAAATAGATGGTTTTTAGGTCTGGATTTTGAGATTCATATCCATCAACACTATTAACAACAAGAGCCTGTAGGTTTGAAGTTGCATCATACGCAATAAGACCTAGATATTGAGATGGTTGTGTTGGTTGTCCATCATTTCGTAAGTCAGGAAGCTTTATATAATCATATCTTGTATCATATATAAAGTTACATCCTTGAATAATAGTACCTTCGACAAAAATGTTATCGCCAAAACGTTCAATCTGATTTTGAAGAATACTCTGAAGTTGAGTTAATTCACGAGCCTGAATAGGCACAGAAGGACGAAACAGAATTCTATGAAAATTCTTTGTTGTATCAAAATCATCATAGAACGGAGAAACATTTAAGTCAGTTTCGATAGACATTCGGAATTAGTCCTTTTAATAAAATTTTAGCACAATTTTGATAGTTTCAGATTGATTTATTGCTCTAGCAACTGGTGCAATATTTTCAGCGTATATAATATTTCCTGTATATGGAACTAACTGTGGTTTAATAATTCCATCTACTTTCATCTTTTTAGTTTGATCTGCTGATTGTATATATTTATATAGACCAGCAGTAAGATCAGAAGATTGGAAAATTCCCTTTGATCCAGTCAATGCAACAGTAAAGTTTCCTAAAGATGATGCATATTCATATGATGAACCTATAGCTAAAGTATACAAACTATTTGAGAATAGTGTTAGTGATGTTGAATTTGTTACAGAAGATACAGTTCCAAGATAAGCATTGTTACTGGCTACATATAATATATAACCAGAAGAAAGAATAGAATTAAAGTTTGTTCCAACTCCAGTTATAATCTTAGTAGAAGAGCTAGAAGAAATTGTTCCAATACCAGCATTGATGGGTATAGGATCAATCGCTTGAATATATCCATATGCGCCATCTAATCCTAAGAAGCCTTGTTGAACGTATTCATTTTGATTGAATAATTGTGATCCACTTTCATATGTACAAGCTAGTCTGGTTCTTTGATCGAATGTTGCAGAAGGTTGTCCATATATAGAAGTTACGTTTGCAGTAACAAAAGAGTTTGCTCCAGTAATTGTACTTCCAGTAACAAAGAAGTTGTTTACATAACTTAATGTTATATATGAACTATTGGAAGCTGTTACAATTCCTGTTGCTTTTACGTATGAGTTTGTAGAAATTGTAGAAGTCTGAGCATATGTGTTAACAACGACAATATCACTAGCTAGTAATGTGTGATTATAGAAAGTAATAGCAGAAGAATTGATTGAATATGCTGGTTGTGTTGTATTTTTAATAGAAGCGTTGATGCTATTTGTAGTAAATGTATATGGTGAATAATTGGTCAAGGTAACAGTATTGGCATCAGGAACAGATGCAACTTCGCCAATTAATGCTCCATTTGAATTGAAGTAAATATTATATCCAACTAAAGCATTTGAGAAAAGACCAGTATTTGCGACAATATTGGCGCTTGCTGTGGTTCCGCTAAAGCTTGCTGCATATGTTACAGTCGAAAGAGGAAGTGTTCCTATATTTGGAATAGGATAATTATTAAGATGAACATCAGCAGAATAAAAACTATTAGGCACAAGACCAAACGTATTATTTGATGAATCTAGTCCGCTAATAATATTACTGAATCCATTTGCAACTTTAGTAATAGTATAAGATAGAGTAGTTAATGTACCAACACTAGTAATCGATGCAGTTGCAGCAGAGCCTGATCCTATGACATTACTACTAACAACAAACGTTCCATTCATTTCTTTTAGAGATAAAGTAGTGGTATTAGAAAATGTTACTATTCCCGTTGCGTTAGAAGATGGCTGCCTTACAGTTTCCCCCGTAACAAATGCTCCAACATTTGAAGAGAATGTCAGATTTCCGCTAGGATTTCCTGAAATCATTGAGCCATTAGAAAAATTACCAACATCTGCTCTTACTACGACATATTGGAAACCAGCATTAGAAACAACAACTCCATTTGCTACACTTGGGGAGGTCTGATATACAAGGTCTCCATTCTGGAATGAATGAGAGGTACTAAGGTTTAGTGCTGTGTAATTTAATAAGTTATAAGTATATGTTTTAAGTCTACTTAAATATACTGAAGATACAGAATTGGTAGACACAGTTTGTACAACAGTTTCTCCAACTTGATATGATCCAGTAGCACCAGAAATATTCAACTGGACGTTGGCAAATAAAGGATTTGCTAAAATTCCAATTCTACGATATTCATTTTCAACAGGAATCGTACCGTATTCACTATTCGAGAATGAAACGGATACGCCAATCTTGTTTGCATTAAGTTCAAATGCTGGATTTGCTCCATGTCCACCAAAAGGAGAAATAATTGATTGAACATTTGCAGAACTTGACGCTACGGCTGTAACCTTGGCACTGCTAAAGGTGCTTTGTCCTATGATAGTAGAGTCAGTCGTAAAATTAGAATTACTAGAAGCTGTTGTGGTTCCAGACAACACCCCATTAATATTTGTTAATTGAATAATAGTAGAGTTGACTGTAACAACTTGTCCGCTTGCTCCAGTTGTTGTCTCTAAAACTGTTTCCCCAATACTAAATGTACCAACAGTATTTGAAATTCCAATATTTAAATACTGTGATGTACTTCCAGTATTTCCGATAACAATAGCATTAGCATAACTATAATTTTTTCCTCTGTTGATAATTTTAACACTAGAAATAGATTGGCTAATAGTATTGACAATTGAAATAGCCTCTGCTCCAGAACCATCTCCAGTGATAATAACACGAGGAGCGATCACATAGTGTGATGTCAAGTCTGGTTGTGGATTGAATGCGCTTTCAACCAATACTCTATGCTGAGTTCCAGTTACAATGTAACGAACAATACGTCTTGCTTGACCAAATCCTGTTCCGCCGTCAATATAGATAGAAGAATCTGTATAAAAATCTGTATTTGGAGATATGGAATTTGTCGTAACACCAGTTGGTATTGCGTTTGCAGTAGATGTTCCCCCTACTATTTTTGTTGTGGTGTTAAAAGCGCCATTGATGTCTGATACAACAAGAACTGTAGAGTTTGCAGATAATACTTTTGCAGTAGAAGTTATATATGTTGTTGTTTGTGTTCCACCAATAGAAACAGCTACGTTTGCTATATTGTTTTGTTGACTAATTGTTTCTCCATTCTGAAAAAATGGACTGCTTATAGCTGGAATAGTAATTGTCAATAAATCTGTTGACTGTAAAGAATGTAAAAGAGGATTGCTAGAAATTGTTACGGCAGTAAAATAACCATTAGTATATGCAATATAATTTGATCCACCGTCGATTACTCTTACTGTTTCAATTCCACCATTTGAGGCATATAAAGCAACGTCAGAGTTTGGATATAAAGGAGCATAATCAACAGTAGCAAACTTATTGTACAAAGATTGTTCAATGCCATACATATACTTCCACTGATACCCATCAGCAGTTGTGTAATATTCATCGTCGGCAGAAGTTTCTACTAATTTTGGTTGATATATAGATTCTGCGCCATTGTTGTTATCTAAACACTTAAAAACATTATAATATCCATTTTCATGTGTGATAACAAAAAACTCTTTATTAAACAAAATTGGATCGTGGTCATCATATTGAGTATATACAGTTCCTGTCGTCCATGTATTATTATCTATCATTTGAACATAATCGGTAGAGGTAACAATTTTACCAAAAACCATTTCATCAAACATTTGATATTGATTCAACAATACAGAACCATTCATACTGTCTGGAACCAAGTCATTTGACCAAGGCAAATTCTTAGATGCAAACACATAGAGAGCGCCATTTGCCGCAGTCTTGAACGTATCAAAGACTTGGTTTACAGTATTGAATATTCTAGTATTTGCAACAATTGTCATATTTGATTAAACCTACGTTATTATTGATTATTTATCTTACAAGACAAGAAGAGGAATGTACATACTATTATCAGTATAAGAGAAGTCTAGGGTTGGGTTGGAATCAGTCTTTATTGTTATCGTACTAGAAGGAACATACACTGGAACATCTAAATTAGACGATTTGATAACTCTACCAAACATTTGCGTTCCGCTAACATGAAGTAGTTGTTGTAAAATGTCGCTGTATTTATCAATAGACCTACCAGCCTGAACTTCATATGAGAACTCTTGATAATAATAATTATCGTGGATATATTTGTCTGAGTTCAACTTTCCTTTATTATTCTTCCAATAACCAGTTCCTTTACCTTGTTTTTCAATCAAGGCATTACCTGCTATTACATATGGATTATTTCCCGTGCTTACTAGTTCAACATCGGTATATGATGTCCAATAAGAAGGAGCAGCAGAAGGAGCGCCAGCAGTCAATGGAACATTTTGTGTAGCAACATAATACAAGCCATCACCAGAATAGTAAACTTTCGCTCCAGCATTATATGAAATATTAGTTTCCCAAGTTTGTGTAGTTTGATCATATCCGTAGCCAGATGCTATAACTTCTAGTGCTGTAGCGATACCAATGGCAGTTTTAACTTTTGCTGTTACTAATGCATTTGTTCCCATTGCAGCAGACAAATTATCTTGTGTAGCAGAAACTATGTTTGCACTGGCAGCAGAATTAGCATCATAAATGGCAACTCCAGGAGAGAAGGATGTATTAAATGACCCTCTTTTAATATAAAGATTTGTAGTATTAGAAGAAATGACAGTTCCTTTTTGATAAGAAGTAGCTGCTGTAGTTGTAATAGCAGTTGAGATATTTGCACGTAATTTACTAGCAAGACCAATAATAGTTTGACCAGTAGAGAATGTTCCAATTATATTAGTTAGTTGCATTGAACCAGCGTTATATGCAGATACTGTACCTAGAGCATTTGTAGATGGCTGATAAATTCCTTCGGATGTAATGAATGAAGTATTGGACGCATATGTAAATCCATTAGATACGGCATTAGTAACAGAACTACCAGAAAGAATTAATAGAGTATTATTAGTTACTGAAGCAACAGTTCCAGCAAATACACCATTAGCATAAATTGCATATCCATTTGATACTAAGGCAGTAAAGGTTGTTCCTACGCCAGTTACATTTGCCGTAGCAGTATTACAAGTAATTGTACCATTTGCGTAAGTTCCCGAAGTTGTACCAACACTAAATGATACTCCGCTCTGAGATAGCTGTTGAGTAATTGTATCTCCAGCATTAAATGATCCACTTAAATTATTAATACCAATATTAAAGTTCTTACGATTAAATCCAGCAATTACATTATCTCTTACTAGAACAAATGGATCAGCATTATAATCGATACCAGGATTAATAGCAGTTAGTGATGCAATTGTTCCTAATGTAAATGTATTAACTGCTAATACGTCTGATAATAGATTATATAATCCAGCCTGTGGGCTTTTTGGAAATCCATATCCGCCATAACTGTATTGATAAACACCAGAAACTAAATTAGCAGAAGCATTAGCAGTTAATGTCAATGCAGTAGCAGATGTAACTGTATTAACTGTTCCCAAATAATATCCATTACTTGCATAGATAGAAATAGGAACAATATTTCCCTTAGAGAAAGTCATATTAACTGATGTCGCAGTATAGGGAGCAGCAGTAGTTAATTTGAGTGAAGTTGCACTAGTAATAGAAGATACAGTTCCGATAATTGTAGAGTTGGCTGTATAATATAAAATATATCCAGGAAGTAATTGTGTATTAAATGAAGTTCCCGATCCAGTAACAGTAGTATTGGAGAATGTAGAGATTACTCCACCGTTAGAAAAATTAACAGCAGATAGATCAGCTAAGAATGAAGAACCAATTCCCGTAACAGCATTTGTAGCAGTATTACAAGTGATCGTTCCAGTACCTGTAGCAACGAGAACGCCGCTGTTGGACCCATCAAGCTTAATCGAAGAAAAAGGAACATTGGCACTGTTGTTTGCGCCGACTAAATCGGTAAATAGAGTTAAAGTTTCTGACCCAGAAATAGTTCCTACTGAAAACTTAGCTAAAGTTCCTGTTGATTTGCTTACGGTATTAGAAAATGTGTTTGATGATACGCCATAAAGGATAGCACCATTTGCATAAAGTGTTTTATTAATACTAACTAATCCAGATGCGCCATTAACTCTACTTGTTGCTGTATTAGAACCAATTACAACGCCAGTAGCAGAAATATCTAGTGTATTTCCAGATGCCTGTGCATTAACTAGAGTATTAGACGAAACAGCAATACTAGTAGCAGTTAAGAATGCTCCATTGACTACAGAAATAACAACAGTACCTGCCGTACTAGATGTATTACTATAAGCAACTACGAAACCATTAGCGGCTTGTGAATTATTAGCATAATAACCTGTTAAAGCAGCACCAACTTTAAACAACGCAGTATTACCGACACCGCTAAAGTATTGGAATGATGTTAATGGTTGTTTTACAGTTTCTAATATTTCAAAATCGGGAGTTGTATTACCAGAATAAAAAACAGCATTACCAGAATAAGCTATAGTTGAATTACTATCAAGAGTTAGATAGGTAGAATTAGTAATAGAATTAATATAACCAATATTAAATCCATTGCTGAAATAAAATCCACCGCCAACTGCTAGAGATGTATCAAAAGTAGTAACGTTTCCAGTAACATAAGGAGAAATATTACTAAAAGATATTGTAAACCAAGGAGATGATGCCGAGGTAGGAATTGTACCTAATGTGACAAGTCTAGTATCTGTAACACCAGCAGGATACACTACAAAATTCTTAACGTAACCATTAAGAAATGCAGAACCACCAGTGGGTGCTCCAAGATATCCAATTAACAAATTATTTGTACTATAGGGCGGCGTAGTCCAAGTTCCAATAGATTTAGCTGCATTAGCAGTAGCAGATGCTCTTATCGCTGTTGAATTCTTTGTTACTGCGACTTGTGTTTTATTGTTGGCAATAACTACAGTTGAAGTTGAAGCATTAAAAATACCAGCTCCATTAATAAGTTGTTGAAAGTTAGCTGTGCTATTTCCCGAAGCAATGACTAAATTAATAGCATTTGCATTTCCTACTCCATCATTAATAGAGAAGAGAGTAGCAGAAGTTCCGATTTGATTGTCGGTGATATTAGTAGCAGAAGATTGAATTGTCCAATCTCCAGAGCCAAGAACATCGATACCATTAAAATATAATCTATCTGCTACTCTGGCTACTGGTACTGTTGTAGTTGAAATATATGAACCTGGATAAGCAACATTTTCAACTTGTGTTCCCCAAATATAAACACCAGAAGTTGAATCTCCAACATAAGTAGTAGCAGATGTATGATTTCCGTTTAAAATATATATAACAGCCTGTGCTGATGTAGTAGTTGAACTTACAACTCCAGTAACCGAAACTCTCCACCAATTATTAGGAAGAGATTTCATGGTCATTGGACCTAAACTACTTGTAATTCCGCCTGTCGCACCAGAAAAGATTCCAGTAGAGGTATCAAAAGAAGCAAAAAACAGATTAGCACCATTAATGCTATCATTAAGTTTTAATCTAATTGAAGTTTTTTCTGCTCCTTTAACAAAGGTACTAAATGTTACGTTTGCTCCTGCGGTCAATCCTGTTACGGTTTGAAGAATATAGTGTTCTACGGCTGCACCAGATTGAGTATTTGCGACAATCTTATCTGCTGTCATAGTAAGGTCTGGAGCAATACTTGTGTCCATCAAAGTACTATTAGAGACTACGGCTCCTTTAGTCCAAGAAGTACTTGTAGTATTTTGAGACTGTGATAATCTATTTTGAGCACTTCCCTCCATCAAAATGCCTAGATCAGTAATACGAGGAATGTTATTTGCAAAGGAGGTTAGAATACCATTAGCATATGATGCATAGGACATCCCTGCCCCGCCAATAGTTCTTGTAAAGTTATAACCAGCAACAGCATTAACACTTGATACGGCAGCATTTGTTGCGCCATATTGATAATAATTGTTAATGAAGTCAAGCACATAGCTAGCGCCAGCATAGATCGAAGAACCAAGTGTAACATACGTAGAGGAGTTCTTCTTATTCTCTAGAAACACAACAGTATTAGAGACATAGACGTTTGCACTAGAAGTATAGCCTGTACCGCCATCAACAAGGGTAAACGAAACCTTACCAGTAC